TCGGTGTGGGTATAGCTAAAGCATGGCAGCTACAGAAAAGAGAAGGCCGTGTGTATGTGATTATGTCTGACGGTGAGATGCAAGAGGGCAGCAACTGGGAAGCGATACAGTTTGCCGCACACCACAAGCTAAACTTAGTAGCCATCATCGACAACAACAACCTGCAAAGCATTACCACAGTAGAAGAAACACTATCGCTGCGTGACTTGAAAGCGAAGCTCAACGCGTTTGGTTGGGGGGCAACGTATGCAGATGGGCACAATGTTGTTGAGCTAAGAGGGTGGTTTAGGTACGAACACGGCGCACCAATGGCAATCATCGCTGAGACAGTTAAAGGCAAAGGCGTGTCGTTCATGGAAAACAAAGTTGAGTGGCACTACAAGACACCGACTGATGCAGAGTTAGAGCAAGCGATCAAGGAGGTAGAGAGTGCGTAAGCCATTTATGGAAGAACTAACTGCCGCTGTTATATCAGGCAGACCCATCATGCTAATCACAGGCGACTTGGGTTGGGGTGTGGTTGAGGAGTTTGCTAAACAATTCCCTAACAACTTCATCAACGCTGGTGTAGCAGAGCAGAACATGATGGGCATGGCGGCTGGCATGGCATCAGAGGGCTACCATGTGTTTGTCTACAGCATTGCTAACTTCTCTACGTTTAGATGCGCAGAGCAGATCAGAAACGATGTTGACTATCACGACCTGCCTGTGACTGTGGTGTCGGTCGGTGGTGGCCTAGCGTACGGTGCTATGGGTTACTCACATCATGCGGTGCAGGACTATGCGTTGATACGCTCGATGCCTAACATGTTAATCGCTGCACCTTGCGACGACATGGAAGCGACAGCGTGCGTGCGCTATCTAATTGAGAACCCACAGCCTAGCTACCTGCGTTTGGGTAGAGGCGGTGAAAAGCAGATACATAAAGACATGCCGGTCGTATCGCCGGGCAAATGGGTACACGTTAATAAAGAATTTGAAGATGCTAGCTACACAGTAGTGTCTACAGGAACCGCAGCGTCTCGCGTCTATGCACACGCAAGGCATTACACCGTACCGTTATGGGGTATGAAGTACAAAGCTATGCAACGAAAGCAAAACGGTTCCCGCCACTTTACTTCTACGGAAGATCACTTAGAAGATGGTGGGTTTGGTAGTTGGTTACAAGAAGCAGGGTGTTACATGAGCATAGAAGCGCTCGACCCTAAAGTGTGCGGCATGGTAGGTACGACAGAGGAATTGTTAAAGGCAGGTGGGCTATGAGAATTGCAATACTAGGTGCGACAAGTCAGCTTGCTAAAGACTTCATCATACAACTGAGGGACAACCACGCGTTGATGTTGTTCTCGCGTAAGCCCAAGGAAGTAGATGAGTTCATGCAAGCAGCAAAGCTGCGTGACTACCTGTCGTTTCCCTACCATGTACTACCGGATACGCAATGGTATGTGGATGCTGTGGTTAACTTCGTAGGTGCAGGTGACCCCGCTAAGATTGCAGCGATGGGTTCTGACATCTTCTCTATTACATACAAGTTTGATGAGCAAGCGATACGTTTCCTGCGCCGCCCTAACACTAAGTACGTATTCATTAGCAGCGGCGCTGTGTATGGTGACAACTTTGACGTGGACGCTGCGACACCAAAAACTAAAATCGTATTTCCTAGTAGCCCAACACCACAGCACTACTATGGGTTAGCCAAGCATCAAGCAGAGGTTAGGCATCGCACGCTGAAAGACAAACACATAGTGGATGTGCGTGTGTTTAACTACATCAGCGGCACACAAAACCTTGACCAGCGTTTCATGGTGATGGATATGATTCGCGCAGTTAAAAACAATCAGCCGATGCAAACAAACACGATGAACCCTGCGCGGGATTACATTGGACCCGCAGACTTAGCCTATTTAATTATGCGTGTGTTGGTGTCGCCCGGCTGTAATGGTACGGTGGACTGCTATACAAGAAGTGCTATCAACAAAGACACCTTGGTGATGTACATGCAGCGTGAGTATGGTATGAAGTTTGAAGTGTCTGACCCTACGTTTGTTTCGTCAACAGGGTTAAAACCTTTTTACTATTCGCTTGATAGAACAGCAGAGCAGTTTGGTTACCGCCCCTTCTATGGTTCGTGGGAGAACATTAAACTAGCAGCAGACACTTTGTTAGGACGCACATGACACCTGAAGCTAAAGTAAAAGCCAAGCTATACAAGATACTAAAAGAGTGGGGCGTGTATTACTTTTCCCCAGTAACAGGCGGGTACGGTAGGTCTGGTGTGCCAGACATTATCTGTTGCTACAAAGGGCGCTTCATTGCCATTGAATGTAAGGTTGGCAAGAACAAACCAACGCCGTTGCAAGAAGCTGAGATGGAAAAGATTCGTACAGCGCAGGGTGTGGCTGCGGTAATTAACGAAGACAACATTGATCTGCTTGAGCAGATACTGAAAGGGTTTACATGACGGAAGACTTAGATAAGTCATTTGATAACAGCGACAAAGTAGGTAAAGAAGAGTTCATCAAGGAAGCGGTGGCTGCGTTTAGTAAGACGTTGAACGAAGCTGATGAGAAGAAACACGCTGTGTTCCTTGTCTATGATGAAGCAGATGGCAGACTACAGACGTACACATTTAACGCTAACCTGCGCACGTTGTTGATGATGATAACCAGCGCGTACGAGATGATTAACGAAGCCGAAGGTGGAGAGAAGAGGGTGTTGAATTGAAGAAGCCTTACAAACGTATTCTTGTTGTTGACTTCGAGACGCGCTGGTCTAGCAAGGACTACACGCTATCGAAGCTGACGACTGAGGAGTACATACGTGACCCACGCTTTAAAGCGTTTGGCGCGTGCTTCCGCTATCTTGATGAACGCACTACTGCATGGGTGACACATGAAAATCTACCTGATTACATCGCTCAAATTGATTGGCGTAGTACTGCCATACTTGCTCATAACGCTCAGTTTGATGTATCAATCTTGGACTGGATTTACGGTGCTAGTCCTTGCTTTATTTTTGATTCTCTCAGTATGGCCCGTGCTTTGCGAGGTGTGGAAGTTGGCAATAGTCTTGCAAAACTCGCAGACGACTTCGGACTGCCAGAAAAAGGTCGAGCCGTACATTCCACGGACGGGCTATCCGAGATTCCTGCGGCGGTCGAAAGTGAACTCGCGGCGTACTGTGCGCATGATGTCTTTCTGTGTATCGAAGTATTCAAACGCTTGGTCAAAGGCTATCCGGCGAAAGAGCTGATGCTAATTGACATGACGTTAAAGATGTTTACCCACCCTGTTCTTGAGCTTGACCCCAACATGCTTAGTGACGCCATACTAGAAGAGAAAGAAGAACGTGAAGAATTACTGGCGCGTCTTGAGATTGATGATGCAGCGTTGGCTAGCAACCCGAAGTTCGCAGGTTTATTGGAAGCTTTGGGATGTGAAGTACCGACTAAGATCAGCAAGACTACAGGCAAAAAGACGTTGGCACTCGCAAAGAATGATGCGCATTTCCAAGCGCTACTTAATGGAGAACGAAAAGATGTCGCACTCCTATGCCAAGCACGACTGCGAGTTAAATCAACATTGGAGCGTACGAGAGCGCAGCGATTTTACGACATCTCGCAGCGAGGAAAACTCCCCGTCCCCTTGAACTACTACGGCGCACATACAGGGCGTTGGTCTGCTAGCAGAGGCAGCGGTATCAACATGCAGAACATGAAGCGTGGTTCGTTCTTGCGTAAGTCTATCGTTGCGCCAGATGGCTACATGTTAATTGTCTCCGACCTATCGCAGATCGAGCCGCGTGTACTGGCTTGGCTAACTGGATACGATGCGCTGCTTGATGTGTTCCGTGCAGGCGGTGATGCGTACGCGACCTTCGGTGCGCAGATGTTTAACTTGCCCGGCATGACAAAGGACACGCATCCTGTGGAACGGCAGTCGGCTAAGTCAGCGTTGCTTGGTGCAGGATATAACTTAGGCTGGGCAGCGTTTGCAGCACAGCTACTGACAGGCTTTCTTGGTGCGCCACCACTACGCTACACAAAAGCAGATGCGCGTCAGCTTGGTGTGACATCAGAGAAGGTTGCTAAGTTTGTTGACTGGCCTGTGAACCTTGAGAAGATGCGTGCTATCCCGCACACATGCACCGAGCAGGAGTTGTTAGTACATTGCTTAGTTGCAAAAGAGATCATTGATAAGTACCGCGCAGCAGCGCAACCTGTGGTTGATTACTGGGAGATGTGCCAGTCGCTTATCTCGCGCAGCTTAAAAGATGGCGTGGAGTACACGCACAAATGCGTGACATTTAAGCAAGGGGAAATCGTCTTGCCAAGCGGTCTGTTCTTGCGCTATCCTGATTTGAAAGGAACGCCCGACGACAAAGGCCGTATGCAGTGGTCGTATGGTCCCGATGAAAAGAAGTTGTACGGTGGGAAGCTGACTGAAAACATTGTTCAAGCAGTAGCTCGTTGCATCATGACCGATGGCATGCTGCGTATACAAGAGCGTTACCCATGTGTACTAACCGTACATGACGAAGTTGCTGTTCTCGTACCTGAAACTTACGTTTCAGACGCTTTGCCGTGGGTGCTTGAACAGATGATTACTACCCCTGACTACATGTCGGGGCTTCCACTTAATGCTGATATTGATTCTGCTAAACGCTACGGAGATGCTAAGTGATCGTTGAAACTATTGACTATCGTAAAATACTTACGTGGATTAATGAAGTGTGGGCTAAGTCGTTAGCTGTCGTAGTTATGTTTGTAATTGGTATGTGGATAGGCACAGTGCAAACAGAAATGCGCGTGGTTGGCGATTGCAAATACGCAGGAGCCTTTCGTGTAAACCATGAAGCGTTTGTATGCCAGCGCCGTATATGAGATACGTTCTTTTACTAGCGTTCCTTCTATCATCAGCGCATGCTGAATGGATAAAGGTTGATGCGATTGAACACTTCGGACCCGAGACTGCAGAGAAGACTGCATGCCGTGCGGCTGAAGCTAGAGCAATCAATGAAGCTATACAGAAAGTATCTGGCGAATCTATCTCAGCATCGCAGCATCAGGTATGCAAAGACCCACAGTCTGATGTGTGTCAGTTGCTGGTGCTGTCGGTGTCTCACACAGAAGGCGTAGTAGCTGGCGTAAAAAAACTTAAAGAAGAAGTTGCACCGCGTACTTGTTACGTTGCGTTAGAAGTTGATGTTGTTAAAGACAAAGGTACTACCGACATATCGTTTGACCCTGAGATCAGGATGTCGCAAACACGTCTGAGAGACGGTGAACATTTTAAAGTAATCATTAAACCAACTAAACCATTTTATTTAAACCTGTTTGTGTTCTCACCTTACGTTGCTGAACACGATCAACTTGCACAGTTGTACCCTAACGAAATAGAAAAAAGTAGACTCTTTGATAAAGAAATAGAATTTCCAACCTCGTCTGTTTATTTTGCAATCTTTCCCAAGAATATAAGTACTGACATAGCTGACTCAGTTTTAATAGCAGTGGCAACAAAGAAAGAAATTAATCTGAGAAAAAACTTTTCGCTTGCTGAGTTTAATAAACGCATGCAAGAGATACCGAAAAGCGAACGTCGAATTATCCGTCTGCCCTTCTCGATATGGGCAACGCGTACTGCATACACCTTGAAAGGTAACTAATGAATAGCACAATGTGGATTATAGAAATTTTAAAAATTGCCGGCTGCTTCTTTTTGTTTGGCTGCAACAGCCCTAAGCCGGGGTCGTATGAGGCTATGAAAGAAGAAAGAGTTGAGGTAAGAAAAGAGATGGCGAAGACGTTGGAGGCTGCGCCTGATTGGTATACTAAACCGCCGAAGTCCAACGACATACTGTATGAGAAAGCATCTGCTAAGTCGCAAGATATGCAGATGGCAATTAACAAAGCAACGATACTAGCGCGTGCCCAGTTAGCGCTATCTATTCAGAATGAAATCAATGCAACAATGAAGTTGTACGCAGATGACAATGGGCAAGAGGCTTCGGTAGTTACATCGCAGGATGCCATCCTTGCAAACCTGACAGGCGTACAGGAAGAAGATTCAAAGATTGTGCAAGAGGGTGACAAGTATGTAGCCTACGTTCTGCTGCGCTACCCCATAGGGGAATTCAACAGACTGCTTACACAGAAAATCAACACTAACACTAAGTTAAAAACAAAGATACAAGCAAAGAAAGCGTTTGAGGATTTGGAAAGAAAGATTGAAGAAGCTAGGACACGACAAGAAGGCACACAATGATTCCCGTAAAAGTTAAGTGGTCGCACAGTTCGCTTAAAGATTTTGAAGGCTGCGCTCGTCGATACCACGAAGTAAAGGTGTTGAAGAAGTTTCCGTTCCAAGACACGGTGCAGACACGCTACGGTAAAGAGTTGCACAAAGCCGCAGAAGATTACATCAAAGACGACACGCCTCTGCCAGAACAGTTTGCGTTTGTTCAGCCTACGCTGGACTCGTTGAAAGCTAAGACAGGCAGGAGGTTTGTTGAGTACGAGATGGCGTTGACAGAAGATTTAAACCCCTGTGCTTTCGATAGCGAGAACGTATGGGTGCGTGGTATCGCTGATTTGATTATCGTTAACGACGATAACTTTACAGCGCGAGTAATAGATTACAAAACAGGAAACGATAGATACCCTGACCGCGATCAGTTAATCCTGATGTCGTTGATGGTGTTCAAACATTTCCCGCATGTCAAACGTGTGAAGTCAGCGTTGCTGTTCGTAGTGAAGAAGTCAATGGTCACACACGAAGTCGGCGCTGAAGAACAAGAGCAGCTATGGTGGCGTTATCGTGAGCGCGTTGCGCGTCTTGCAGCTAGCCATAGTGTTGACGTATGGAACCCAAACCAAACACCGCTGTGTGGTTGGTGTCCGGTAACTGACTGTGAACATCATCCTCAACATTAGGAGGCCATCATGGCAACCAGAAACTACAAGAAAGAGTACCAAAGAGATTTGGAAACAGGTAAGTCAGGAAAAGACAGTGCCCAGCATGAGCGCCAAAGAGCGCGTCGCATGTACGACAAACTGGGTATTGATAGAAGCGGAAAAGACATCGACCACGTTAAGCCACTACGCAAAGGCGGTAAGTCAACCAAAGGGAATCTGCGGTTGCGCGGCAAGAGCGTGAATCAGGGAGACAATAAGTAATGCAGATCATTGACAACAAGCTATACCTTTTGAGAACGCGTAACCCAGAAAAATATTCAATCATTCCAAAACACAAGATAGTCAGTCACGATAACGGCATCTACGAAGTAGCAGTACATTTTGGTTTGGACGAAGCGCGAGTGCTTCGCAATCTGGGTGTAAAGAAAGTTGTCTCGCCCATCGAGGGTAAGTACGATTGGCCCGGCAGGTTCAAGCCGTTTGCACATCAACGTGAAACGTCTTCTTTCTTGACGCTTAATCGTCGCAGCTTTGTGTTTTCAGAACCCGGCACAGGTAAAACTTTGTCGGCGTTGTGGGCTGCTGACTACTTAATGAAGGTTGGTGAAGTGCGCCGTTGCTTGGTGCTGTGCCCTCTGTCGATCATGACTTCGGCGTGGATGCAGGATTTAAACAACAGCATCATTCACCGCAGTTGTATCGTAGCTCATCACTCGCAAGCTGCACGTAGGTTAGAGATGGTTAGAGGCGGTTATGACTTCGTTATAACTAATTACGATGGTTTGAATTTGATTGCTGATGAAGTAGTCAAAGATGGCAAGTTTGATCTGGTCATTGTTGATGAAGCCAACGCGTACAAAAACGTAGGAACCAAGCGTTTTAAATCGTTGCTAAAGATACTCAAACCCAACACCCACCTGTGGATGATGACAGGAACGCCAGCCGCGCAGTCCCCGCTAGATGCGTACGGACTAGCCAAGTTAGTTAACCCTGATGCTGTGCCTAAGTTTGCTACAGGCTGGCGCGACAAGGTAATGTATCAAGCCACACGCTTTAGGTGGATGCCTAAGCCAACGTCAGGAAGCGATGTGCATGAAGTGTTGCAGCCAGCAATTAGGTTTACGAAAGCGCAGTGCCTTGACTTGCCACCAGTTATTACCGTCACGCGTGAAGTCCCGCTGACTGCGCAGCAAGCTAAGTACTACAAGATGTTAAAAGACCGCATGGTGATGCAAGCTGCTGGCGAAACGGTTACCGCAGTTAACGCTGCGGCAGGAGTCAACAAGCTATTACAGATTAGCGCAGGGGCAGCGTACACCGACAACCAAGAAGTCGTTACCTTTGACTGCTCCCCGCGGCTAAACGTGTTGCTCGAAGTGTTGGAAGAGACAAGCCGCAAGGTGTTGGTGTTTGCCCCCTACCGCCACAGCATCGACACCATCTCAGAGTTTTTGCAAAAGAATAACATTGAGATTGCACAGATACATGGTGACGTAACACCAGCCAAGCGTACCGCTATTTTCAAGCAGTTCCAGACTACGGAGTCACCGCGTGTACTGGTTGTTCAGCCTCAGTCTGCCTCGCATGGGGTCACCCTGACAGCCGCTGACACGGTAGTTTTTTGGGGTCCGGTTATGTCTGTTGAGACGTACCTGCAATGCTGTGCGCGTACTGACCGCGTAGGCCAAACCTCAGACAAGGTAACGGTCGTGCATATAGAAGGTAGCGAATTGGAAAGAAAGATGTTTAAAAAGCTAGCAGGTCGGGTAGATGACCACGCTGTGCTAGTGAAATTATACGAAGAAGAGCTTGCATCTTAAAAAAGCCAGTTGTAAAATGTTTGACAGAAATACCCAACCACATGGAGTTAATAATGAATACAGAACTTGTCCCTATGGATAAGCTTGCCAAGGTATACCTGAGAATCAGGGGCGCAAAGGCAGAGCTGACCACGAAGTATGAAGAAGAACTGGCGGCACTCGACAAGCAGGAAGATGAGATCGAGAACGCTATGAAGACACAGATGATGGCGCTTGGCACGAAGTCAATGAAGACTGACACTGGCACAGTCATGCTCGGTACTAAAACCCGCTATACCACCCAAGATTGGGGGTCGTTCAAGGACTTCATCATCCAGAACGACGCCGTAGACCTTCTGGAGCGTCGCATTGCACAACGCAATATGGCGCAGTTCCTTGAAGAAAACCCGACGTTAGTTCCGCCGGGGCTTAACTCTGATACGGTGTATCAGATCAGTGTTCGTAAACCAACTAAATGAGTAAAACTATGTCAAACATTATTGAATTTAACGCCTCTTCCGTCCCTTCCTTTGTTAAACGTGGTGAGCTGTCTGCAGTCGCTAAAGCCCTATCTGGCGGCAGCGGTGGTGGTGGCAAACGAATTTCTATCAAAGGCGGGGTGTTCCGTCTGATCTCTAACGGCGAAGAAATTGCTGCTATTGATGAGCGCTATCTGGATGTGATTATCGTTAACGCTGCACCCAAGGTGTCGCGCACGTTTTACATGGGCAAGTACGAGGAAGGTAATACGTCTGCCCCAGCTTGCTGGTCTGCTGATGGTGAGCGTCCTGATAGCAAAGCAGATAACCCGCAAAGCACAACCTGTGCGACCTGCCCACAGAACATATCGGGTTCAGGTGATGGCACTAGCCGCGCATGCCGTTACAGCCAGCGTCTTGCTGTGGTGCTAGAGAATGATTTGAATGGCGACGTTATGCAGTTAGCGTTACCTGCTCAGTCTATCTTTGGTAAGGAAGAAGGTAAGAACCGTCCGCTGCAAGCGTACGCTCGTTACATGACTGCGATGGGCGCAGGTCCTGATGCAGTTGTTACACGTCTGCGTTTTGATACAAAGGCTCCTGTACCTAAGTTGTTCTTTGAAGCAAAGCGTTGGTTGAACGACGACGAGTACGCTGTTGCTGTTGAGAAAGGCCAGACGCGTGAGGCAACGAACGCCGTCACGATGACAGTATCGCAAACCGATACTAAGGTTGTCTCGCAGTCTGAGGTGGCAGGTACAGCACCAAAGGCAGTTAAAGCAGCAAAGACAAAACCGCCAGTTGAGGAAGACAGCGGTGACGAGCCAGCAGTGCGCAAGGAAGCTGTTGTCGGTAAGAATGTTCCTAAAGGTGGCTCCGACCTGAACAAGCTGGTCGATGCTTGGGACGATACAGACGACTAATTGGTAAAGCCCAGCCGGAGGTGGCATTAATAACACCGGCAGCGGGGGCCAGTTACCCCTTTTGTTGAGTTCACCTTGACTGGTGACCCCGCACTTTTATAGGAGATCGTCGATGCCTTTTGATGGAAAAACATACGACCCAGCACGCGATAAAGAACGTCTGACTACACAACTCTACAACGTCTGGAAATTGATGCGCGATGGACGTTGGAGAACCCTGCAACAAATCTCTGAAAAGGTTTACTGCTCTGAAGCAAGCGTGAGTGCGCGACTGCGTGACTTTCGCAAGCGTAAATTTGGGGGACATACAGTAGAACGCGAGTACGTTAAGCGAGGTTTGTTCAAATATCGTGTCATACCAAATGAAGAATACTAATGCCCTATTCACACGCCGTTACTGACAGGATTATGAAAGCACCCAAGACGCTGGGCAACCAGCTTGGACGCTACGCTGTTCATTTAGATATTCCTGTGACTTTAGTTGCTGGTGCGACCGGAGCAACACGACAGACTGTATACAACTGGTTTGCAGGCGGAGAAGTATTACAACCCTACCGCGCTGGTGTTTCGTCGCTTTTAAAAATAATGCAAACATCCTCTACGTTAGAGGAAGCACGGAGAAGAATATGTTCAGCGTTCAGCCTTCAAAATTAACAGATAAAGAACTTGTACGATATGCCGACATTATGCTTGCCGAGGGTAAGCTGCCTACTGAATGGCAAGAAGAAATTATTAAACGACTTGAAGACCTAGTAAACCCCGCACTACGACACGACGGGCGCTAACTCATGGGAGCGCTAATGGAACCGTTAGATTTTCTAGCGGCGGTACTACCGTTCGCTGAAGATTTTTACTGCGTTGCGGAAGTTGACTCTCGCAAGAAAGAACACGTCTTTAGTTCGTCAATTGACGAGCTAGCGTCTAACGCTGCTCGGTTTAATGAGGCTAAGTGCGACACGTACTTTGCGTTAGCAGCGTTTAAGCACTCAGGAAACCGTACTGCGGAGAACGCTAAAGTTATGCGTTCGTTCTTCCTTGACCTTGACTGTGCTGAAGCTGGACCCAAAACGTATGCCACCAAAGAAGAAGGCATGGCTGCGTTTACTGCGTTCGTAGAGAAGACCGGCCTTGATGCGTTGGGTACGCCTTTGATGGTGGACTCAGGCGGGGGCTACCATGTGTACTGGCCTCTGACTGCTAACGTCGATATAGCTACGTGGAAGCCTGTGGCTGAAAACTTTAAGCGCTTGTGCAGACAAGAAGGCATGAAGATCGACATGAGTGTACCTGCTGACGCAGCGCGTGTTATGCGTGTGCCCGGCACTACTAACTGGAAGCGAGTCAGAAAGTACAACATCACGCTACCAGTGGTTGTGTTGCAGGAGCCATCGCCAGAAGTATTTTTATTCGATGATTTTGCCAAGCTCGTCCGTGACAATCTCATAGACATACCTCCGGTACAAGACTTTGAAGCGATACCCGGCAAGAAACCTACGCTGCCAGCAACAGCAAACACACTAAAGCTGTTTGAGAACTCATCGACGTTCTTTAAAACAATCCTCAACAAATCAACAAAAGGGGATGGCTGCGGCCAACTCGTACACTATTTAGAAAACGCCTCTGAAGATGGCATGGAGCCGCTATGGCGCGGCTGGCTATCAATCGCAACGAAATGCGAAGACGGTGTTAAAGCATCAAACTTTCTTACTGAGCGTCACCCATATACTAAAGAGCGCATGGCGCAGAAGCTGCGCGAGATCAAGGGTCCATACCCATGCACTAAATTTGATAGCGAAAATCCCGGCGTTTGTACCGGCTGCAAACACTTTGGCAAGATAACTAACCCGCTAGCGTTAGGCAGGGAGGTGCAGGTTGAAGTCGAGGAAAAAGTTATACAAGTTGTTAAGCAGCCTACTGCCCCCCATGAAGAGGCAACGCAGGTTACGTATGTTAGGCCGACAGCGCCGCGTGGTTTTTCGTATGGTAAGACAGGTGGTATCTATCGTGAAGAAACAGCGACGGATGAAGAGGGTAATAAAGTTACAACACAACGAATGATCTTGCCATACGATCTGTTTGTCATGGATATACTAAAGCCGATTGATGGCGAACACACCGTTCACATGGTAGCGTTGCGTCCCGAAGGTGCGGTAGATATTTTGTTTGCTCAGAAAGTAATCATTGGTAAGGATGAGCTAGCTAAGTCATTAGCATCTCAAAACATCATGGCGGCTTTTGGTGCAGGTAACGACGCTCAGTTGTGGATGTATGTGCGGGGTTGCGTTGAGAACTACAGTTCAGGTCGTGGTGCTATGAATGTGCCATCTAACTATGGCTGGCAGGAAGATCAATCGTTCGTTCATCATAACTTGATTTACGGTGCTGATGGTTCAATTCGCAAGATACCTATGCCGGGGTTGGAGAATGTATTCCATGCTACAGGACGTAATGGCACGTTGGATGGTTGGCGCAAACGCTTTCTTTTGTTGGCATCGTCCACCTACAACAAGCCTGAAGACCTGCATCCACTGCTAGCTAGTGCATGCGTTGGGTTTGGTTCTATCATCATGGCGTTCTCTGGTATTGATGGCATGACGTTTCACTTGGGTCACAGAGAATCAGGTACAGGTAAGTCGTATGCGTTGCGTATGGCAGCGTCTATCTGGGGGCATCCTAACCGCTACCGCGTAGGTGCGGCTACATCTGATGTAGCTATGCTGCAAAGGGCTGGCTTACTGGGTAGTCTGGCATTGATCTCAGATGAGATCACAACCAAGAACCGTGCGAATTTAGAGTGGTTCCCTTCTTTTTGCTTTAGTTATAGCGAGGGTGGTGGCAAGGACAGGATGGAGGCGGGAGCCAACAAAGAACGGATTAACACCTCGTTCTGGATGGGCATGGCTTTGATGGCATCCAACACGGTAGTGCTGGACTACATGACGGGTGTACGTAAACACTCCTCTGAGGGTGAACTGCGTCGAGTCTTAGAACATAACCCACGCACCAAACTGCGCTGGACTCCTGCCGAGCTTGAGCTTATCAAGACATACGCAGACAGCTATGGGGTTGCGGGTCCGTTGTTTGCACAATGGGCTGTTAAAAACCGCGAGACTATTCAGCGTGTGTACAAAGAAGTTGAAGCACGACTAAAGGTTGAGTTCAACATCGTGGACGATGAACGCTTCTGGTTGGCAGGTTGCGCTGCCGATGTGACCGGAGCCATTCTTATAGGCGACAACTACGCAGGGATTGTTAACCTGCCGATTGAGGGCATCATCAAAGCGTTGAAGGGTATGGTAGT